ACGCTTAACAACCAGATCAAAGAAAAAACAGACAGCGTCAATGGCAGAGCAAAAATGTAACACCTCTACAATGGATGCCGACAAGATTGTATTCAAAGTCAATAATCAGGTGGTCTCTTTGAAGCCTGAGATTATCGTGGATCAATATGAGTACAAGTACCCTGCCATCAAAGATTTGAAAAAGCCCTGTATAACTCTAGGAAAGGCTCCCGATTTAAATAAAGCATACAAGTCAGTTTTATCATGCATGAGCGCCGCCAAACTTGATCCTGACGATGTATGTTCCTATTTGGCGGCGGCAATGCAGTTTTTTGAGGGGACATGTCCGGAAGACTGGACCAGCTATGGAATCGTGATTGCACGAAAAGGAGATAAGATCACCCCAGGTTCTCTGGTGGAGATAAAACGTACTGATGTAGAAGGGAATTGGGCTCTGACAGGAGGCATGGAACTGACAAGAGACCCCACTGTCCCTGAGCATGCGTCCTTAGTCGGTCTTCTCTTGAGTCTGTATAGGTTGAGCAAAATATCCGGGCAAAGCACTGGTAACTATAAGACAAACATTGCAGACAGGATAGAGCAGATTTTTGAGACAGCCCCTTTTGTTAAAATCGTGGAACACCATACTCTAATGACAACTCACAAAATGTGTGCTAATTGGAGTACTATACCAAACTTCAGATTTTTGGCCGGAACCTATGACATGTTTTTCTCCCGGATTGAGCATCTATATTCAGCAATCAGAGTGGGCACAGTTGTCACTGCTTATGAAGACTGTTCAGGACTGGTGTCATTTACTGGGTTCATAAAACAAATCAATCTCACCGCTAGAGAGGCAATACTATATTTCTTCCACAAGAACTTTGAGGAAGAGATAAGAAGAATGTTTGAGCCAGGGCAGGAGACAGCTGTTCCTCACTCTTATTTCATCCACTTCCGTTCACTAGGCTTGAGTGGGAAATCTCCTTATTCATCAAATGCTGTTGGTCACGTGTTCAATCTCATTCACTTTGTAGGATGCTATATGGGTCAAGTCAGATCCCTAAATGCAACGGTTATTGCTGCATGTGCTCCTCATGAAATGTCTGTTCTAGGGGGCTATCTGGGAGAGGAATTCTTCGGGAAAGGGACATTTGAAAGAAGATTCTTCAGAGATGAGAAAGAACTTCAAGAATACGAGGCGGCTGAACTGACAAAGACTGACGTAGCACTGGCAGATGATGGAACTGTCAACTCTGACGACGAGGACTACTTCTCAGGTGAAACCAGAAGTCCGGAAGCTGTTTATACTCGAATCATAATGAATGGAGGTCGACTGAAGAGATCGCACATACGGAGATATGTCTCAGTCAGTTCCAATCATCAAGCTCGTCCAAACTCATTCGCCGAGTTTCTAAACAAGACATATTCGAGTGACTCATAAGAAGTTGAATAACAAAATGCCGGAAATCTACGGATTGTGTATATCCATCATGAAAAAAACTAACACCCCTCCTTTCGAACCACCCCAAACATGAGCAAGATCTTTGTCAATCCTAGTGCTATTAGAGCCGGTCTGGCCGATCTTGAGATGGCTGAAGAAACTGTTGATCTGATCAATAGAAATATCGAAGACAATCAGGCTCATCTCCAAGGGGAACCCATAGAAGTGGACAATCTCCCTGAGGATATGGGGCGACTTCACCTGGATGATGGAAAATCGCCCAACCCTGGTGAGATGGCCAAGGTGGGAGAAGGCAAGTATCGAGAGGACTTTCAGATGGATGAAGGAGAGGATCCTAGCCTCCTGTTCCAGTCATACCTGGACAATGTTGGAGTCCAAATAGTCAGACAAATAAGGTCAGGAGAGAGATTTCTCAAGATATGGTCACAGACCGTAGAAGAGATTATATCCTATGTCGCGGTCAACTTTCCCAACCCTCCAGGAAAGTCTTCAGAGGATAAATCAACCCAGACTACCGGCCGAGAGCTCAAGAAGGAGACAACACCCACTCCTTCTCAGAGAGAAAGCCAATCCTCGAAAGCCAGGATGGCGGCTCAAACTGCTTCTGGCCCTCCAGCCCTTGAATGGTCGGCCACCAATGAAGAGGATGATCTATCAGTGGAGGCTGAGATCGCTCACCAGATTGCAGAAAGTTTCTCCAAAAAATATAAGTTTCCCTCTCGATCCTCAGGGATACTCTTGTATAATTTTGAGCAATTGAAAATGAACCTTGATGATATAGTTAAAGAGGCAAAAAATGTACCAGGTGTGACCCGTTTAGCCCGTGACGGGTCCAAACTCCCCCTAAGATGTGTACTGGGATGGGTCGCCTTGGCCAACTCTAAGAAATTCCAGTTGTTAGTCGAATCCAACAAGCTGAGTAAAATCATGCAAGATGACTTGAATCGCTATACATCTTGCTAACCGAACCTCTCCACTCAGTCCCTCTAGACAATAAAGTCCGAGATGTCCTAAAGTCAACATGAAAAAAACAGGCAACACCACTGATAAAATGAACTTTCTACGTAAGATAGTGAAAAATTGCAGGGACGAGGACACTCAAAAACCCTCTCCCGTGTCAGCCCCTCTGGATGACGATGACTTGTGGCTTCCACCCCCTGAATACGTCCCGCTAAAAGAACTTACAAGCAAGAAGAACAGGAGGAACTTTTGTATCAACGGAGGGGTTAAAGTGTGTAGCCCGAATGGTTACTCGTTCGGGATCCTGCGGCACATTCTGAGATCATTCGACGAGATATATTCTGGGAATCATAGGATGGTCGGGTTAGTCAAAGTAGTTATTGGACTGGCTTTGTCAGGAGCTCCAGTCCCTGAGGGCATGAACTGGGTATACAAGTTGAGGAGAACCCTTATCTTCCAGTGGGCTGATTCCAGGGGCCCTCTTGAAGGGGAGGAGTTGGAATACTCTCAGGAGATCACTTGGGATGATAATACTGAGTTCGTCGGATTGCAAATAAGAGTGAGTGCAAAACAGTGTCATATCCGGGGCAGAATCTGGTGTATCAACATGAACTCGAGAGCAGGTCAACTATGGTCTGACATGTCTCTTCAGACACAAAGGTCCGAAGAGGACAAAGATTCCTCTCTGCTTCTAGAATAATCAGATTATATCCCGCAAATTTATCACTTGTTTACCTCTGGAGGAGAGAACATATGGGCTCAACTCCAACCCTTGGGGGCAATATAACAAAAAAACATGTTATGGTGCCATTAAACCGCTGCATTTCATCAAAGTCAAGTTAATTACCTTTACATTTTGATCCTCTTGGATGTGAAAAAAACTATTAACATCCCTCAAAAGACTCAAGGAAAGATGGTTCCTCAGGCTCTCCTGTTTGTACCCCTTCTGGTTTTTCCATTGTGTTTTGGGAAATTCCCTATTTACACGATACCAGACAAGCTTGGTCCCTGGAGCCCGATTGACATACATCACCTCAGCTGCCCAAACAATTTGGTAGTGGAGGACGAAGGATGCACCAACCTGTCAGGGTTCTCCTACATGGAACTTAAAGTTGGATACATCTCAGCCATAAAAATGAACGGGTTCACTTGCACAGGCGTTGTGACGGAGGCTGAAACCTACACTAACTTCGTTGGTTATGTCACAACCACGTTCAAAAGAAAGCATTTCCGCCCAACACCAGATGCATGTAGAGCCGCGTACAACTGGAAGATGGCCGGTGACCCCAGATATGAAGAGTCTCTACACAATCCGTACCCTGACTACCACTGGCTTCGAACTGTAAAAACCACCAAGGAGTCTCTCGTTATCATATCTCCAAGTGTGGCAGATTTGGACCCATATGACAGATCCCTTCACTCGAGGGTCTTCCCTGGCGGGAATTGCTCAGGAGTAGCGGTGTCTTCTACCTACTGCTCCACTAACCACGATTACACCATTTGGATGCCCGAGAATCCGAGACTAGGGATGTCTTGTGACATTTTTACCAATAGTAGAGGGAAGAGAGCATCCAAAGGGAGTGAGACTTGCGGCTTTGTAGATGAAAGAGGCCTATATAAGTCTTTAAAAGGAGCATGCAAACTCAAGTTATGTGGAGTTCTAGGACTTAGACTTATGGATGGAACATGGGTCGCGATGCAAACATCAAATGAAACCAAATGGTGCCCTCCCGGTCAGTTGGTGAATTTGCACGACTTTCGCTCAGACGAAATTGAGCACCTTGTTGTAGAGGAGTTGGTCAAGAAGAGAGAGGAGTGTCTGGATGCACTAGAGTCCATCATGACCACCAAGTCAGTGAGTTTCAGACGTCTCAGTCATTTAAGAAAACTTGTCCCTGGGTTTGGAAAAGCATATACCATATTCAACAAGACCTTGATGGAAGCCGATGCTCACTACAAGTCAGTCAGAACTTGGAATGAGATCATCCCTTCAAAAGGGTGTTTAAGAGTTGGGGGGAGGTGTCATCCTCATGTAAACGGGGTATTTTTCAATGGTATAATATTAGGACCTGACGGCAATGTCTTAATCCCAGAGATGCAATCATCCCTCCTCCAGCAACATATGGAGTTGTTGGTATCCTCGGTTATCCCCCTTATGCACCCCCTGGCAGACCCGTCTACCGTTTTCAAGAACGGTGACGAGGCTGAGGATTTTGTTGAAGTTCACCTTCCCGATGTGCACGAACGGATCTCAGGAGTTGACTTGGGTCTCCCGAACTGGGGGAAGTATGTATTACTGAGTGCAGGGGCCCTGACTGCCTTGATGTTGATAATTTTCCTGATGACATGCTGGAGAAGAGTCAATCGATCGGAACCTACACAACACAATCTCAGAGGGACAGGGAGGGAGGTGTCAGTCACTCCCCAAAGCGGGAAGATCATATCTTCATGGGAATCATACAAGAGCGGGGGTGAGACCGGACTGTGAGAGCTGGCCGTCCTTTCAACGATCCAAGTCCTGAAGATCACCTCCCCTTGGGGGGTTCTTTTTGAAAAAAAACCTGGGTTCAATAGTCCTCCTTGAACTCCATGCAACTGGGTAGATTCAAGAGTCATGAGATTTTCATTAATCCTCTCAGTTGATCAAGCAAGATCATGTAGATTCTCATAATAGGGGAGATCTTCTAGCAGTTTCAGTGACTAACGGTGCTTTCATTCTCCAGGAACTGACACCAACAGTTGTAGACAAATCACGGGGTGTCTCAGGTGATTCTGCGCTTGGGCACAGACAAAGGTCATGGTGTGTTCCATGATAGCGGACTCAGGATGAGTTAATTGAGAGAGGCAATCTTCCTCCCGTGAAGGACACAAGCAGTAGCTCACAATCATCTCGTGTTTCAGCAAAGTGTGCATAATTATAAAGTGCTGGGTCATCTAAGCTTTTCAGTCGAGAAAAAAACAGTAGATCAGAAGAACAACTGGCAACACTTCTCATCCTGAGACCTACTTCAAGATGCTCGATCCTGGAGAGGTCTATGATGACCCTATTGACCCAATCGAGTTAGAGGCTGAACCCAGAGGAACCCCCACTGTCCCCAACATCTTGAGGAACTCTGACTACAATCTCAACTCTCCTTTGATAGAAGATCCTGCTAGACTAATGTTAGAATGGTTAAAAACAGGGAATAGACCTTATCGGATGACTCTAACAGACAATTGCTCCAGGTCTTTCAGAGTTTTGAAAGATTATTTCAAGAAGGTAGATTTGGGTTCCCTCAAGGTGGGCGGAATGGCTGCACAGTCAATGATTTCTCTCTGGTTATATGGTGCCCACTCTGAATCCAACAGGAGCCGGAGATGTATAACAGACTTGGCCCATTTCTATTCCAAGTCGTCCCCCATAGAGAAGCTGTTAAATCTCACGCTAGGAAATAGAGGGCTGAGAATCCCCCCAGAGGGAGTGTTAAGTTGCCTTGAGAGGGTTGATTATGATAATGCATTTGGAAGGTATCTTGCCAACACGTATTCCTCTTACTTGTTCTTCCATGTAATCACCTTATACATGAACGCCCTAGACTGGGATGAAGAAAAGACCATCCTAGCATTATGGAAAGATTTAACCTCAGTGGACATCGGGAAGGACTTGGTAAAGTTCAAAGACCAAATATGGGGACTGCTGATCGTGACAAAGGACTTTGTTTACTCCCAAAGTTCCAATTGTCTTTTTGACAGAAACTACACACTTATGCTAAAAGATCTTTTCTTGTCTCGCTTCAACTCCTTAATGGTCTTACTTTCTCCCCCAGAGCCCCGATACTCAGATGACTTGATATCTCAGCTATGCCAGCTGTACATTGCTGGGGATCAAGTCTTGTCTATGTGTGGAAACTCCGGCTATGAAGTCATCAAAATATTGGAGCCATATGTCGTGAATAGTTTAGTCCAGAGAGCAGAAAAGTTTAGGCCTCTCATTCATTCCTTGGGAGACTTTCCTGTATTTATAAAAGACAAGGTAAGTCAACTCGAAGAGACGTTCGGTTCCTGTGCAAGAAGGTTCTTTAGGGCTCTGGATCAATTCGACAACATACATGACTTGGTTTTTGTGTATGGCTGTTACAGGCATTGGGGGCACCCATATATAGATTATCGAAAGGGTCTGTCAAAACTATATGATCAGGTTCACATTAAAAAAGTGATAGATAAGTCCTACCAGGAGTGCTTAGCAAGCGACCTAGCCAGGAGGATCCTTAGATGGGGTTTTGATAAGTACTCCAAGTGGTATCTGGATTCACGATTCCTAGCCCGAGACCACCCCTTGACTCCTTATATCAAAACCCAAACATGGCCACCCAAACATATTGTAGATTTGGTGGGGGATACATGGCACAAGCTCCCGATCACGCAAATCTTTGAGATTCCTGAATCAATGGATCCATCAGAAATATTGGATGACAAATCACATTCTTTCACCAGAACGAGACTAGCTTCTTGGCTGTCAGAAAACCGAGGGGGGCCTGTTCCTAGCGAAAAAGTTATTATCACGGCCCTGTCTAAGCCGCCTGTCAATCCCCGAGAGTTTCTGAAGTCTATAGACCTCGGAGGATTGCCAGATGAAGACTTGATAATTGGCCTCAAGCCAAAGGAACGGGAATTGAAGATTGAAGGTCGATTCTTTGCTCTAATGTCATGGAATCTAAGATTGTATTTTGTCATCACTGAAAAACTCTTGGCCAACTACATCTTGCCACTTTTTGACGCGCTGACTATGACAGACAACCTGAACAAGGTGTTTAAAAAGCTGATCGACAGGGTCACCGGGCAAGGGCTTCTGGACTATTCAAGGGTCACATATGCATTTCACCTGGACTATGAAAAGTGGAACAACCATCAAAGATTAGAGTCAACAGAGGATGTATTTTCTGTCCTAGATCAAGTGTTTGGATTGAAGAGAGTGTTTTCTAGAACACACGAGTTTTTTCAGAAGTCCTGGATCTATTATTCAGACAGATCAGACCTCATCGGGTTACGGGAGGATCAAATATACTGCTTAGATGCGTCCAACGGCCCAACCTGTTGGAATGGCCAGGATGGCGGGCTAGAAGGCTTACGGCAGAAGGGCTGGAGTCTAGTCAGCTTATTGATGATAGATAGAGAATCTCAAATCAGGAACACAAGAACCAAAGTACTAGCTCAAGGAGACAACCAGGTTTTATGTCCGACATATATGTTGTCGCCAGGGCTATCTCAAGAGGGGCTCCTCTATGAATTGGAGAGCATATCAAGGAATGCATTTTCGATATACAGAGCCGTCGAGGAAGGGGCATCTAAACTAGGGCTGATCATCAAGAAAGAAGAGACCATGTGTAGTTATGACTTCCTCATCTATGGAAAAACCCCTTTGTTTAGAGGTAACATATTGGTGCCTGAGTCCAAAAGATGGGCCAGAGTCTCTTGCGTCTCTAATGACCAAATAGTCAACCTCGCCAATATAATGTCGACAGTGTCCACCAACGCGCTAACAGTGGCACAACACTCTCAATCTTTGATCAAACCGATGAGGGATTTTCTGCTCATGTCAGTACAGGCAGTCTTTCACTACCTGCTATTTAGCCCAATCTTAAAGGGAAGAGTTTACAAGATTCTGAGCGCTGAAGGGGAGAGCTTTCTCCTAGCCATGTCAAGGATAATCTATCTAGATCCTTCTTTGGGAGGGGTATCTGGAATGTCCCTCGGAAGATTCCATATACGACAGTTCTCAGACCCTGTCTCTGAAGGGTTATCCTTCTGGAGAGAGATCTGGTTAAGCTCCCACGAGTCCTGGATTCACGCGTTGTGTCAAGAGGCTGGAAACCCAGATCTTGGAGAGAGAACACTCGAGAGCTTCACTCGCCTTCTAGAAGATCCTACCACCTTAAATATCAGAGGAGGGGCCAGTCCTACCATTCTACTCAAGGATGCAATCAGAAAGGCTTTATATGACGAGGTGGACAAGGTGGAGAACTCAGAGTTTCGAGAGGCAATCCTGTTGTCCAAGACCCATAGAGATAATTTTATACTCTTCTTAACATCTGTTGAGCCTCTGTTTCCTCGATTTCTCAGTGAGCTATTCAGTTCGTCTTTTTTGGGAATCCCCGAGTCAATCATTGGACTGATACAAAACTCCCGAACGATAAGAAGGCAGTTTAGAAAGAGTCTCTCAAAAACTTTAGAAGAATCCTTCTACAACTCAGAGATCCACGGGATTAGTCGGATGACCCAGACACCTCAGAGGGTTGGGGGGGTGTGGCCTTGCTCTTCAGAGAGGGCAGATCTACTTAGGGAGATCTCTTGGGGAAGAAAAGTGGTAGGCACGACAGTTCCTCACCCTTCTGAGATGTTGGGGTTACTTCCCAAGTCCTCTATTTCTTGCACTTGTGGAGCAACAGGAGGAGGCAATCCTAGAGTTTCTGTATCAGTACTCCCGTCTTTTGATCAGTCATTTTTTTGCACGGGGCCCCTAAAGGGGTACTTGGGCTCGTCCACCTCTATGTCGACCCAGCTATTCCATGCATGGGAAAAAGTCACTAATGTTCATGTGGTGAAGAGAGCTCTATCGTTAAAAGAATCTATAAACTGGTTCATTACTAGAGATTCCAACTTGGCTCAAACTCTAATTAGGAACATTGTGTCTCTGACAGGCCCTGATTTCCCTCTAGAGGAGGCCCCTGTTTTCAAAAGGACGGGGTCAGCCTTGCATAGGTTCAAGTCTGCCAGATACAGCGAAGGAGGGTATTCTTCTGTATGCCCGAACCTCCTCTCTCATATTTCTGTTAGTACAGACACCATGTCTGATTTGACCCAAGACGGGAAGAACTACGATTTCATGTTCCAGCCATTGATGCTTTATGCACAGACATGGACATCAGAGCTGGTACAGAGAGACACAAGGCTAAGAGACTCTACGTTTCATTGGCACCTCCAATGCAACAGGTGTGTGAGACCCATTGACGACGTGACCCTGGAGACCTCTCAGATCTTCGAGTTTCCGGATGTGTCGAAAAGAATATCCAGAATGGTTTCTGGGGCTGTGCCTCACTTCCAGAGGCTTCCCGATATCCGTCTGAGACCAGGAGATTTTGAATCTCTAAGCGGTAGAGAAAAGTCTCACCATATCGGATCAGCTCAGGGGCTCTTATACTCAATCTTAGTGGCAATTCACGACTCAGGATACAATGATGGAACCATCTTCCCTGTCAACATATACGGCAAGGTTTCCCCTAGAGACTATTTGAGAGGGCTCGCAAGGGGAGTATTGATAGGATCCTCGATTTGCTTCTTGACGAGAATGACAAATATCAATATTAATAGACCTCTTGAATTGATCTCAGGGGTAATCTCATATATTCTCCTGAGGCTAGATAACCATCCCTCCTTGTACATAATGCTCAGAGAACCGTCTTTTAGAGAAGAGATATTTTCTATCCCTCAGAAAATCCCCGCCGCTTATCCAACCACTATGAAAGAAGGCAACAGATCAATCTTGTGTTATCTCCAACATGTGCTACGCTATGAGCGAGAGGTAATCACGGCGTCTCCAGAGAATGACTGGCTATGGATCTTTTCAGACTTTAGAAGTGCCAAAATGACGTACCTAACCCTCATTACTTACCAGTCTCATCTTCTACTCCAGAGGGTTGAGAGAAACCTATCTAAGAGTATGAGAGATAACCTGCGACAATTGAGTTCCTTGATGAGGCAGGTGCTGGGCGGGCACGGAGAAGATACCTTAGAGTCAGACGACAACATTCAACGACTACTAAAAGACTCTTTACGAAGGACAAGATGGGTGGATCAAGAGGTGCGCCATGCAGCTAGAACCATGACTGGAGATTACAGCCCCAACAAGAAGGTGTCCCGTAAGGTAGGATGTTCAGAATGGGTCTGCTCTGCTCAACAGGTTGCAGTCTCTACCTCAGCAAACCCGGCCCCTGTCTCGGAGCTTGACATAAGGGCCCTCTCTAAGAGGTTCCAGAACCCTTTGATCTCGGGCTTGAGAGTGGTTCAGTGGGCAACCGGTGCTCATTATAAGCTTAAGCCTATTCTAGATGATCTCAATGTTTTCCCATCTCTCTGCCTTGTAGTTGGGGACGGGTCAGGGGGGATATCAAGGGCAGTCCTCAACATGTTTCCAGATGCCAAGCTTGTGTTCAACAGTCTTTTAGAGGTGAATGACCTGATGGCTTCCGGAACACATCCACTGCCTCCTTCAGCAATCATGAGGGGAGGAAATGATATCGTCTCCAGAGTGATAGATTTTGACTCAATCTGGGAAAAACCGTCCGACTTGAGAAACTTGGCTACCTGGAAATACTTCCAGTCAGTCCAAAAGCAGGTCAACATGTCCTATGACCTCATTATTTGCGATGCAGAAGTTACTGACATTGCATCTATCAACCGGATAACCCTGTTAATGTCCGATTTTGCATTGTCTATAGATGGACCACTCTATTTGGTCTTCAAAACTTATGGGACTATGCTAGTAAATCCAAACTACAAGGCTATTCAACACCTGTCAAGAGCGTTCCCCTCGGTCACAGGGTTTATCACCCAAGTAACTTCGTCTTTTTCATCTGAGCTCTACCTTCGATTCTCCAAACGAGGGAAGTTTTTCAGAGATGCTGAGTACTTGACCTCTTCCACCCTTCGAGAAATGAGCCTTGTGTTATTCAATTGTAGCAGCCCCAAGAGTGAGATGCAGAGAGCTCGTTCCTTGAACTATCAGGATCTTGTGAGAGGATTTCCTGAAGAAATCATATCAAATCCTTACAATGAGATGATCATAACTCTGATTGACAGTGATGTAGAATCTTTTCTAGTCCACAAGATGGTGGATGATCTTGAGTTACAGAGGGGAACTCTGTCTAAAGTGGCTATCATTATAGCCATCATGATAGTTTTCTCCAACAGAGTCTTCAACGTTTCCAAACCCCTAACTGACCCCTTGTTCTATCCACCGTCTGATCCCAAAATCCTGAGGCACTTCAACATATGTTGCAGTACTATGATGTATCTATCTACTGCTTTAGGTGACGTCCCTAGCTTCGCAAGACTTCACGACCTGTATAACAGACCTATAACTTATTACTTCAGAAAGCAAGTCATTCTAGGGAACGTTTATCTATCTTGGAGTTGGTCCAACGACACCTCAGTGTTCAAAAGGGTAGCCTGTAATTCTAGCCTGAGTCTGTCATCTCACTGGATCAGGTTGATTTACAAGATAGTGAAGACTACCAGACTCGTTGGCAGCATCAAGGATCTATCCGGAGAAGTGGAAAGACACCTTCATAGGTACAACAGGTGGATCACCCTAGAGAATATCAGATCTAGATCATCCCTACTAGACTACAGTTGCCTGTGCATCGGATACTCCTGGAAGCCTGCCCATGCTAAGACTCTTGTGTGATGTATTTTGAAAAAAACAAGATCTTAAATCTGAACCTCTAGTTGTTTGATTGTTTTTCTCATTTTTGTTGTTTATTTGTTAAGCGT